TCGACTTTATTGACAAGACAAACCTTGGTGATGGCGTCCACATGGGCGATGTTGTTCACGTCCCCTTCATGAAGGAAATCACCGACAGTACCGCTACTAACACTACCGTTGAGAGCGCATCAGCTATTGACGCTGTTGATGTATCAACCGTTGATGTGTTGGTCGACCGCTACCTCCGCAAGGCGGTTGGTGTCCAGGATGTGGCTGCTACTCAAAGCAAATACGAGTACCGCGCGCTCTACACCGAGCGCCTTGGTCGCTGGATTGCTCGCGCACATGACGAGGAAGCTATCAAGAAGGCTATTACTGCGTTTACAGCTAGCAAGATTGCCGCTAGTGGTGCGGATGGCCACTTGAGCTACAAAGACATCGTTGCTGCGATGGCTCAGCTAGACGCTAACAACATTCCAGAAGACGGCCGAGGTATCTTCCTCAACGGTTATGCCCGTGCCGACCTCCGCAACATTCCTGAGTTTACCTCTTACAAGGAAACTGGCGAGGCTGGTCTTGTTAAGAATAAGGGCTATGTTGGCCACTTCTTCGGCACTCCGGTGTATATCACCAACGCCTTGACAACTGATACGGCCGGCGGCAAGCGCACGAGCCAGATCATCGTCATGCACAAGACAGCCCTTAAGGGTGTTGCTCAGATGGCTAAAACTGAAGGCGACCGCGACAAGCTCGCTGGTGTTGACTACGTTGTTGCATCAACCCTGTTTGGTGTTGGCGCAGTTCGCCCAGAGGCTGGTGTGATCATCGAGCGTAAAGTTACTAAGGAATAGCAGCTAAGCCATAAAGCCTCCTCCCAAGCGGAGGGGGCTTATTTTATGACAAGGAGACAATAATGATAAAAGACGAGACTATAGAGAAGCTCGAGTCCGTAGGGCTAAGAGTAGACTGCACGCTCCGTGGCATATCAATCTATAGCGCTGGCGGCCAGCTCTGTGGCGAAGTGTTTATTGACCAGCCGTGGCATTCATGGTTAGGTGCTGATGTTTTCAGAAATATCTGGAACGGCGACGAAAGTGAGCTTACTCCACTGTTCGAGTTGATGTCGTATGGAAGTGGTCATGGCGCAATGCCGGAGCTATTTGTCCTGGACACGACGAAGGGGTTCGTTAAACTCGGCGAGTCTTTAGGGTTTACACAATCGAGCCCGACAATGTTTACTAAAAAACAGCTAAACAAAACACGTCTACGTGTGGCTGCGCTTAATCCTATAACTTATAAGGTGAATTAACTATGACAAAATGGGTAAACAACAGTGCGTGGAACGCGCTACTAGCAAAAATAAATACCGCAAATAAGGTGTTAATTCTCCCGTCCTACACGAACGATTACAATACAGCAAATAGCCAAAAGCTCGGCGAGGGTAGCTACTCTACGGCGTCGCAAACATTCCCGTCAGCGGGCGAGCGTGTTGTCACATTAGCGGCAGCGAATAACCTGAGTATTACAAAGACGGGCACAGCTACTCATGTTGCATATGTCAACGGCACTGAAGTTTTATTCGTGACCGATATCGCAGGTCAGGCAGTAACCCAAGGTGGTACAGCCAACCTTACTGGCGTGCAGCTGAAGGCGGAGGATATTTAACATGAATGGTAGTCTCGCATCAACAACATTAAAGGCGGTGCTACCTGCTGGACAAAAGACAATAGAGATAGATCCAGATGACTTTAGGAGTTTTGGCGAGGCTGATTACTTTGGGTACTACATTACACTTGCACCCGCAGATAAATTCCCGACGCTCGCCAACTGCGAAATTGTATATGTATCTCGCCACGATGGTAACAATCTCATCGTTGAGCGCGGCATGCGCGGCACTGCATCGAAGACATTCCCTGCCGGATCGTTGCTTTACCGCGGTATGTATCGTGAAAATGGCGCAAATGTTGGCGATATATTCATGACAATGAGAGCAACTCCAACACCCGGGCGTCTGTTCATGAATGGCGCAGATGGCTACCTAGTTGAGCAATATCCTATACTCGCAGCACTTGTGGAGCAGTATTTATCATACGGTGAAAGGACGGGCCCCAACACGTTTAGATTGGCCGACTTAAGGGGTAGATTCCCTTACGGGACACCAATAGGTGGCTCGGTGGGCCAGCGCGGAGGAAGCGCCGAAATAAACCTAGCCCCCAATAATTACCAAACCAACACATGGATGAGCCAAAAAATGAGCCCGGCAACTAGCTTGTCCGGAGCGGTGAATGCCGGCAATCAGTGGGGTTTTCACCTGCATGCAAAAACAGACAACCCGAACGACAGCTCAAGCAACGTACCGGTCAAGCATCTTCCGCCGTACTTCAGTGTGAATTATGAAATAGTAGCGGGGTAGCCTATGCGGTTTTTCGCTGATAGATTCCCTGATCTATCCCCATTTTACAAAGAGCACTGGGAGAATGGCAAGTACTACGCTGAGAACGGCGAGATAGTCTTGAAGTCTGACTCGTTCGCCGACCATTATCTAGGACTCAAGAACTTTCAGGGTGAGGACAACGTAGAGCTATTAATACGCGCCAAGTTCGAATATAGCATTCACAAGCAGGGTCTCATGATGGTGCGCGGGTCGAGTTTTATAGACCCCGGCACAAGACAGCGAGTGACAACAGGGTATGTATTGTCAGTGTACCACAAAAATGGTTCGCAGCGTCTACGGCTAGATGATAACGTCGAACGCGGCCTCGAAGTATACAGTGACAAGACTCTTAGAGCTGGTGTATGGACATGGTTTAGGTTTAGAGCTGAAGGAACGTGGCTAAGAGCCAAAGCCTGGGAAGACGGCACTAGCGAACCTAGCGGATGGGATATAGCGGTATCTCAAAGTAGGTGGGAGTATAACTCAAGAGGCGCTAACGGGTTAAGTATGGCCTCCGGCGGAACGGTACGAGTCAATGTCGTATCTGCAAGCACGCTTCCATTACCGCCGGCTGTAGCTAGTGATTTTAACCCGGCTCCATTACCGTATACGCTAACTAACGATTTTGCAACCAGTGCGCCAATGGGCGGATTCCCCGCTGGTGGCGCATATATCCAGCCAAAACCGAAGCAGTACACCCTAACCGGCAGTAAGACGACTGAACGTCTAACAATATCTCGCCCGACACTAACCGCTAATGGCCCAACCTATAGCCTGCGCGGCACCCGCGGATGGGTGCACCTCGTATTCAAGAAGCCACCCCCGAAACTCACCTACTCGCCGCCAACGCCAGGTGAACTACGCCCCGTACAAGCAACTGAGCGTCTGACCATTAGACCGCCTACACTGACCCATACAGGCCCAATATACGCCCTGAGAGCGTCTAGGGTTACCGAGAGGGTATCTATATCGCCTCCGACTCTAACGGCTCATACAGCGGCTCTCATACAGCCTGATGACATAAACTTAAGGGTCAATATTAGTAGTCCGAGTGTTATATTTATACCGAAGCCCGAAGTGTCGGAGTTGAGACCAACGCCACTTACTTTGCGGCTAACAATAACGCGGACTAATGATTTATTAGACCCTAGCGTATACAGCATTGAATACAAACAATATAAGCCCGATTACGTTGGTGTAAAAGCGTATAAAGGCGAAACATTAAACATTGACCGATACCGCCCCGATACAATAAAAACGGGCAAGATCGATAGTATCGAACTAAATACAAACAGATATAAGCAAATAGTAATTAAATAGAAAGGACTTAAAATGTCAAATTCATTAAGCCGTTTTAGCCCAACAGCTACCTGGAGCTCGCTTCCAGAGGGGAGCCTTGGGCTGGCGCTTATACCTAGCGGCGGCGCATATACGGTAGAGGCTACCAGTTCAGCGGGTGGTGCATCCGTACCTAAGCTCGGAGAAAGCGACAACGCCTGGGTAGAGCAAAACACTGCTAAGGGTAAGTGGTTATATCGACGGTACAATGGTATGCTCTTGCTGAAACCCGACGGCCCATATAGCCAGACGCCCACCCTCGCCCAGGGTAACAACGTCGTATTTAACATTCCCGCCCCATACCGTGATGGGATCCAGACAACAGTAGCCCCGATGTACAGGAATATGGGCAACGAATTGTCGCAAGACGGTTCGTATATCAAGATCGACCCGGGCGGAAATGTTACCCTCAACGCAAAAAATGCCGCTCTCTACGTTGTGCCAACATTGACTATTCCTACCGGCCTGTAGGAGGGATAAATGACGCTCGCTGATTTACGTAAGCGGGTGATGATAGATAAGCTGGACGATGAAGATTACGAGCCAGAAATCATTGACAACTTTTTGAACGACGCCCAGCGGGATATCTTCAACCAATTTGAACTACCATTTATGGAAAAGATCTTTATTGGTGATGTACCCGCTGGAACGTCTATTATTAAGTTGCCCGATGACGTTAGTAGGGTAGAGATGCATGCAATGACTGGTGCACAAAACTTCTTTCAGATGAAGCTTGAATACCGCGACTTCTTTATGCGTTTTGCAGATGCGATGAACAATACACCGCACGCGCCCTATTTCTGGACTGAATACGCCGGCAATATTCTATTAGACGCCCCAACCGATAAAGAATACAAACTATACACGTATTATTATAAAACGCCAAATACAATGACTCAAGATACCGATAAGCCCGATATTCCCGAAGAGTTTACCGAGCTGCTCATTCTTGGCGCACTCCGTCGCGTGCATGACCGCAACGAGGATATGGATCTTTCTACTCAAGTAGAGAACCAGTACCAAGCTCAATTGCAAGAGATGGTTACTCGCTTTGGTATGCGCGATGCTTTTGGCCCTATTAAGATGCGTAATTTACAAATATAGGAGGATGAATGGCGCAGCAAGTTAAAATTGCTACCCAACTAAATCTAGGAGGTATCGACCTTGTTACGCCAGTCGACCTTCTCCAGGAGGGTAAGAGTCCTTTTAGTAAGAACTTCCGCCTCCAAGCCCAACAAAAGGATTCCCGCCGCGTGGCCGTGTCAACTAGGCGCGGCCATTCTTTGCATATGGAACCATTGGGCGAGTCACAAGCGTTAGGTAATGCAGCTACTGTTACTCAGCGGTTTAAGATAAACAAAGACAATGCTTTTCTTTTGCAACCGTTTACTGCTAATGTAGACCAACGTATTACTCGCCTAGATATAGACATCAAGAACCCCGGCGGTGCTACTGGCCCAGTGATAGTGGAGATCCTAGAGGACGCAAACGGACTACCTGGTAATCGCTTATCTGTCAGCTCATTCCTTAACGGAGACATTGGCGATAGCGGCGATTGGGTCACCTGTCGTTTTATTAACCCGCCAAAGATTAAGACTAGTAAGAAATACTGGATTGCCATTAAGCCGCAGGATGACTCACTCAAATGGTATGAGATTGGTCTAGTAAACAGTACACCCGAGGCTCGGTGGACTTCCGCCGCCTGGACAGTTAACACTCCCATTACCGGTAAGATGCTACGCTATAGGCTTTATACAGCACCTGAGAAAAAGCTTAAAGGCGCGTATCGATTTAACCTAGATAATCGCAACAACCGTACTGTAGCAGTATATGATAATACGCTCTATTATGCAGATGAAGCAGCCGGTAAATGGCGCGAGATTATGTCGGGCTTATCATCAGAAGCTAGCGAATACAGCTTTGCTAATGGTGACGGCAAAATGTTTTGGGTTAACGGTCATGATGAGCTACGTTACTGGGATGGTACTCCTCCTCAAGACCGCACCAACATTGTAGACAACGGAAACTTTAGTCTCCCAACTGTACGATGGCAGGGTAGCGTTACACGTGATACGACAGTATATAAATCAGCACCGGCCTCACTCAAGATTACAGGCGGCGGACAACGCTACACCAAAAGTGATATTCAACTCACTAAAGGCAAACGCTACAAGATTAAATTCTCATCGGTTAGCGCAGCCGGCACGTCTCAGGTGTTCGTAAGTGTTAATACTCAGCTACGACCAATCGCAGGCTACCAAAAGCAGATGACAACCTCATGGGACAATCATGAGTTTTATTACTGGCCCGAGCTAGACGTTACAAGCCTGGAGTTTGTATCAACTGGCGAAGACTTCTGGATTGACGACGTGGAGATTATCGATACTGGCGTTGGCCGTATTGTTGACACTGAGCTACCCGTACTGCGTGAAGTAATGTTTCATAAGGATCGTATGTGGGGTGTTGTGGCTGGCCTGCCTAATACGATTAGGTTTAGTGAAGCGCCTGGCAACCCGGCGTGGGATCCAACGGGTAAGACACCAACCAAGCCGAGTGAGCAATGGTATAACGAATGGCGGAGTACAAGCTTCTTCACTATTCCGCGACCATTTAACGGTTCGCCAGTGGTCAAGCTTTGCTCATTCCAGGACAACTTAGTAGTCTTTACTCAGGACGGTAAGTATATTATTAGCGGGTACGATGAAGCGTCATTCACGATGCGGCAATCTACCGGCTTTAAAGGCGCTATTGCACGGCGCGGAGTAGTGCAAGATGAGAATGCAATCTACTTTGTAGGCGACGCCGGGCTGTTTATGTTTAATGGTTCAAGCGATGTTCGTATCTCAGATGCTATCACTCCATTAATCGATGGATGCCCGCGCATTACTGATATAGATGCAACCAAGTATAAAGATGAGATACGTTTTTACTTGGCCTCTAGCGGTTCAACAGTTAATGATACGTGTATCATCTACAATAAGCCGTTAAAGGACATTGAATACGACACCGGCGTTTATGGAGACCGCGCAATCTACTACGATGATGCAGATGACCGCGGGCAGCTCGCAGTGTTCAACTCTTATGTGGGTATGAGCTATTACGCCGAGACGCAAGTTTACCATGACATGGGCGCACCAATCGACTTCGAGTACCGATTCAAGTACGATAGTATGGGAAGCCCAATGCAGCGTAAACGCCTCAAGCGCTTCTATCCTATCTTCCAGGGTGTTGACTCTACATTTAAAGTGGGGCTCGCAATGGATAAAGACTTCGCCGATGCGCCAAAGATTAAAGAGCAAGTATTGTCTGTTAATGGCGCAAGGTGGGGTCAATTTAAGTGGGGTGACGGCACACTCTATGGTGGTAGTAAGTCGTTTAAGCCAAAGCGCCAAAGTTACTCCGGTTACGCGCGTTACTGGCAGCTACGAGTATTCCGCAATGGTGTAGAAAACCGCGTGGCCTTTGTTGGCGCGCAATTTAGTTATAAAGCAAAGAGGTTATAAATGGGATTAATTAGTTATTCACAATTACAAGATGGTACTGAGGCGGTAGCGAACGACCTCAACAACCGTTTTGGTACTATCTACAATGAGTTTAACGGTAACATTGATGCCGCTAACCTCAAAAACTCGGCAGTGACTCGTGAGAAGATCGCCGACAATTCAATTACTAAAGATAAACTAGCCCTCCGTCAATACATTGACGACAACGGCTGGACAGTAACCGATATGGGCGGTATTAAGACCTATAGTCGCACTATCCCTGTCACCGGTACACAGAACGACCATAACGGCCCGGGGCACGTCGGTTTGCTCATTGAGGCTAATGGACGCCGCGCAGGGCTTGGGAGCTTCCCCGCCCCAGTCGGTCGTACGATTGATAACATCATCGTTACTTGCACCTACTTTGGCCACTACTCGGGCCACCTAGTAGTAAACGGCGAGAAACGAGATGGCAAGATCTTCATCTCAGGTGGTAACATCTTTCCCTGGAACCTATCCTTTGATGGCGAGGTACACGTCCAGGTAACGGAGAAACTGTAATGTTGTCTCTTATTCAGCTAACACCTGGCATGGATGATGCGACACTAGTCAATACGATTAACAAGAACTTTGAACAACTCCAGAACGAGTCACGAACTAAGACAAGCAAGGACTCAACGGGGACGCGCCGGCTTCTGATCGGCCGCCCCGTTAATGGGGATCATGACATTATCGCCATTACTGTGCCAGGTAAAGACGTTGTAGAGGAAACTACAGTACGATGATCAACCCGGATAACTTTATCTTCCATAGCGATTTCTGGTATCCGACCGACTTTAAAGAGGGTAGCAAAGAGCTTGATGTTAGCCTCCCCACAACCACCGCGCTTGACGATATAGAGGACGGCGACTACTTTAGCGCGTGGCTAGAGTATCCGAACCAGCCCTGGATATATGGGCGCTCACCATATGACCAATTCAATGTATTTGCTGAGAATGGGAAGCTTTGGTTCGCTAAAGCTCCTCAGTTCGGCGGCGCTCGCTTTAAGGGCACGGTGCACTATAGGATATACCATCGAGACAAAAACTTCCTGTTCAGATCGACCGGTAAGTGCGAGATTATCGCCAAGCGATTAACCGGCACAATGAATATGACACCCGGCAGTAACGTCTCAATGCTCGAGATACCGTCAGGATTAACTGGTAGATATCTAGTTCGTGGCACTTACGTCTTTAGAGGTGTACGAGGTTTGGTAGACTCATCAGCTGGCCCAATATCGCTTTATACGACCTATGACCATGGCGCAAACACCATTAAGTTGAATGCAACAATGGAACAGGCGGCAGTGCACGGTGAGTTTCTCCAGTATGACCTGCAGCTTATCCCGGTAAAGACAGACCATCCATGGGTATTTCACTCAGATAAGTTTGCCTTTTGTTTGCCTCGTGTGATAGAGACTCAAATACGCGTACAAGGTGTCGCCCCAGCTAGGACGAAGTGGCGCATTCGTGGAGAGTCGTTCGACATCCCGGGTAGTCGTCAAGCCTATGATTACCTTACTCGCCACTCAATTAATACAAGATGGCAAGCCCGCGGGGCTGGTATGAATGGGGGGCTCAACTTCTTAGGCTTTCTAGAGATCACGCATGATAAAATAACCCCGATAGTAGAGGTCGACAACTCGTCGTATGGTCAACCTACTGCGATAGATTCAGGCTATCTGATGTTTAGAATCTACGAATACCAGAACAATATTAGTTAATGGAGATAGACGATGGCAACAGCGCCTAAAGTTCAAACAATCCAAGAGTCGATCGGTGACTTAAACCCCGCTTACGAAGGGTCGCGCAATGTCATCAATCAACAAATCGGCAACCTAGGGCAAAAGTATGATGCCCAGCGTGCCGGTATTTATGCGGCCCGCGGTAACGCCTATAACGCAATCAACAACCAGGCAACTGGCAGGGGTTTAGCCTTTAGTGGTATCCCAGCCCATGAGCAGGCCCGCTACGAAGCCGAGAAAACACTCCCCGCCTTAATGCAAGCCGACTTTCAACAGAACGATGAAGGCCTACAACTGCAGGGACGATTGGCCGACCTAGACAAAGAGCTACGCACTAATGCCCTGGGCCGTGTAGACCGCCAACAATCTGACCTTAATAGCTGGAACCAGATGATCGCCGGTCAAGAGTTTACTGCAGGCGAGAATGAGAAGAACCGAAACTTTCAGCGTAGTGAGCGTGAGGCAACCCAAGCATTTACGGCTAGCCAAAACGCCCTTAACCGTGCCCAGCAGGCAGCCTTAAGTGCAGCCCGCTACTCGGGCGGAGGCGGAGGTGGCACCGTATATAGCCGTGCACGATCAGGGGGCGGCAGTAAAGCTATCAGTCCGAACGCAGCAGCCCAGGGTATTATTGCAGGTGCCATCCAAAGCGGTCGAGCAATTAGTCCTGCGATATTCCAGTTAGCACGTGATGCTTACCGAAGCGCCGGCGGCAATACTGGCCAATTTGCAAGCGATTTCTGGAAGTATGTGCCCCAAAACCAGCGTGGCGGCAACGCATGGAAACAATATTACTACGGATAAGAGAGGAGAAGTAAATGACTGAAGATGAATGGAAGCAAGTATACGGCAACAGGTGGTCGGCTGTTAAGGCCGACGATGAAGGCAATAAGTACGATAATGGCTGGAACCCCGATAGCTCGCTAACCTACGAGGAAGAGCAGAAGCAACAACAGGAACAGAAGCGCCAAGAAGAAGAGAAGAAAAAGAAGGAAGAGGAAGAAAAGAAGAAAAACGATTGGCTTGGTAACGGTCTTAAATGGCTTGGTGATACAGCTAAAGGTGTAGGCGCAGGTGTACAACAGGCGGCAGGCAAGGCAGCTAGTGCAGTTGTCGATACCGGCGAGGCTTTGGCGCTGGCATCTAACCAGGTGGTAAACGCATTTGACCAAGACACTAACGCAAAGGCCGGTAAGGCCATCATGGACTCCGCCGAAGGTGCTCGTAAGTGGATACGTGATCAAAAGGATATTACCGGTAAGAACATTGAAGACACGACTAAAGCTAAAGAAGCTGGTGATAAGATTGGCCAAGGTAAAGCAGACGCTCGCGATTGGGCAACTGCAGTGGGCGATGCTATTGATGCAGGCTCTACCCTTACTGGTTTTATCAACCCTACTCGTTTAGCTGTAGACGGAACCGAACTTACCGGTAAGGCATTAGCTGGGCAGATAGCCAAAGAGGTGGCCGCCCAAGGTGGCGCAAACGCCGCTCAAGGCTTCTTACAAGAGTACGGCAAGACGGGTGATGTTGATAAGGCACTTCAGAAGGCTGGCGAACAAGCTGCTACTGGCGCAATCTTCCAGGGTGGCCTCGAAGGTTTGGGCTACGGCATTGGTAAACTCCGCGGCAAAGTCGGCGATGACGTTAACGCTAAGAATGCAGATGACGCTGTAGAGGCCCCTACAAACGCTAAAACTAGCGAAGATGGGTTAGATATCAACTCAGATACTAAAGCCGCTCAGACGAGCTCTCAGGAGCTTACAGACACTGTTTCGACGCAGCCAGAGAATCGATACTCTGAGTTAAGCAACGAAGAGCTAAATAAAGCTAGCGCGCTAGACCCCCAGAACAAAGAGATCAACGCTGAACTATACCGCCGACAGTCAGAAGAACTAAAAGCGCAACGCGAGGCTGAATCTCTTAATCGTGAACGCAACCCATTAGATGACATCAACGACGAGGTAAATGGCCCTAAAAGTCCCGAAGAGATTGCTCGACTTAATGAAGACCTCAAACCGGGAGAGACTCCTAAGGGCCTTACCGAACGAGAGAAGATGGCTTACGAGTCTGACCCTCAATTCCGCGAACAAGTGGACAAGAAGTTGGCCGAAGCGCGTAAAGACTTTGAGAACAACGGCCTACCTAATGACAGCAAATCAGCCCAAGAGTACCTCGACAATATCGATAATGGTAAAGTCGACGGTCTGCCTGATCACGTATTCCGCGAGCGAGGGGGCGTCGAGTCTATAGGGCAAATCCTCGGCGACGAGCAAATGCCGAAAGACGTACGCAGCGCAGCCGTGCAGGCGGCCGACCTAGGGCATGAGATCGACGTTAAGCTTGAAAACTTAATGAACGACAACACCTATAATCAGGCACATGCTCAAATGGACGCAGCTTATAAAGAGCGGCTCGCAGCTGTTAACGATATGCCTGGCCCACGTCAAGAGATCGAGCGACAACGCCTAGATGAGCAGTATACTAAGGATTTGCAGGAACTAGAAGAAACTCGCGCGCGTGACCTTCCCCAAGTGCAACAACTCAATGAGATGAAGCAGCGGGTAGAAGAGCGAGCCCAAGAAATTGTCGGTGACGCTAACGAACTAATCCGCAGCGACCCCAAAACGTTTCGCCAAGTAGATGAGGCTAAGCTTGCAGAACATCGCCAGCTAGCTGAGCAAAACCTGGCAGAGGCTAAGAAATATGACGGCAAGACTACCTACGCCCTGCAGGAGGTCTCAAAGGCCAGGAACCCAGAAGAGCTAAAGATTGCCCTTGAGCGTAACGGCGAGACCCTCCGGAAGGAGCTGGCCAACACCTTAAACGTCAAGGATATCGAACATGCTAAGGAGAGTATTAGTAAAATCTCTGATACCCAGATGGCCTTAGCTCGTATTACGTCCCCAAGCGTCCTGTTTGATAAAGGTGGACTCAACACCGAAAGCGCCGGGCTCTTTAGTGAGCTAGTGAACGGTACAGGTCGTGCAGCTGTTGAAGGTGAGCAAATCGCTAACCGGTTGAGCGGTATCCAGAAGGCTCTTGGTAGCGACGCAAAGAAACCCGAGGTAATGGACAATATCGTTGATTACTTGGAGGGTAAAGTCGAAACCTTAAATGTCCCTGGCCACGAAGCTGCGGCTAAAGAGATCCGGACAATGCTCGACGAGGTGAAGCCCTGGTTAAAAGAGAATGGCTACGGTACGATCAATGACTTCTACTTCCCTCATATGCGAGAGAATGACCCTAAAGGCTTAGCTAACCTCTTTGACGAGAGCCAACTGGCCAAGGGTGAGCTTGGCGTTGGTTCGCTTAAGTCTCGTAAGAAAGGCGGCGAAGAGTACAGCAAGGACGTCTGGAAGGTGCTCGGCGATTACTTTAACGGTATCAACCAGGCCAAGAACATTGAGCCATCTCTCCGTAAGATTGAGAGTGTAAGCACTCAGCTTAAGCTTGCATCAGCAGAGCATAAGAACTTTGAAGCCTATGCCGGCTTCCTCGACAACTACATTAACCAGATTAAGGGCAAGAACCAAAGCAACATTGAGAAAGCTTTCGACGCCCAGTTCGGCCACAACGCGTTTAAGAAGTCTACCGGTGCTATTCGGGCGGTTAATGCAATGGCTACACTTGGCTTGTCTCCGCTTACTGCACTGCGCCAGATGACTCAGGAGATTGCCACAGTTGGTAACCTTAACCCCAAGTGGGCGGGTGTCGGTATGGTGAACGGTGCACGGATGCTCGCAAGTAAAGAGGGCCGCAAAGAGCTTAAACTCTCCGGCGTTCTCGATGAGGGCACCGGCCTTAAAGACCTTAAGGGGTTGACCCAAAGTAGGGCCGGTAAAGCATTCGACAAGGTATCTGATGGGCTCATGTCAATGGTATCTACAATGGACAACATCATGCGCGCCCAAGCTTATGCCGGCGCTAAGGCTAAAGGTCTTAAACTTAATGGTGCTAAGTGGGAGCGATGGGCTAATGAAGCTGGTTTGACTGGTCAAGCGGCCCAAGATTTTGTCCAGAAGAAGGCGATGGAGTACGGCACGAAAGCGACAGTTGATACTCAGTTCATTACTAGTAAGGTAGATGCACCTGCAGCCTTTAATGGGCCGGGTATGCGAACCCTTACCCAGCTGGCGACATTTGATGGTAAACAAGCTGGCTTCCTTATCCGTATGGGCCTCAAGCCTATTAAGGATGTCAAGAACGGTAACTACCGACTGGCTGCTAATGATATGGGCAAACTCATCGCAATGGGCGCTACCGCATGGGGAGTACAGGCAACACTCGGCCAATTTATCGGCATGAAGGAAACCGACCACATCCCATTCTACGACCAAATCCAGGCCTGGACTAACATTGAGGGGAAGGATGAGAAAGGCTTCGAGCGAGACCAAAAGAACCGCTTCCGCCGATCCCCTGCAATGACCCTCTTGTTTGGTGATGGCAACAAGAATCCCGGGCTCCTCGGCGCACTAGCCAAGAAAGATAAAGGCGAAGGTGTTAAAGAGTTTTGGGAGAAGAACTGGCAACTTATAGTCCCGGCGGGCACTCAAGCTAAGCGCACGACCGAAGGTATTAAGTCAGTAGAGGAAGGTGTTGTGAAGAATGACAAGGGTAATACCCGTTTCACGCAAAACCAAGACCAGGGCAATGCCCTTAAAGCGGCGATCCTCGGTAAGTATACTACTGAGAATGGCCAAAAATGGCTCAAGGAGGGTAGCTTTAGCGCAGTTAAAGAGTCTCAACAGTCAAAAATTGAGAGCCTGGAGTCATCTAAAGAGCGCGAGCAGGCTACCGAGTACTTCAAACGTACCAATAGCATCCCTAGTCGTAAACAGGCTTACGACAACGCCAAGCAAGCGCTGCAAGAAGGCAATCGCAATAGAGCCCAGTCTATTATCAACGAGTATAATGGCAAGGTGAAGGGGGCTTACGACGGCTTCGAGTTAACAAGCGAACAACGTAAGTCAGTTTCTCAGCGCGAAATACAACTAAACCGAGTCGTCAAGTCCTCTAAACAAAAACATAAGCAAAAATCTGGATGGTAGAATTGTGGCAGAAAATGAAACAATGAACCGGTGGGAGGTCAAAGAAGCCATTCAGCAGGCTATAGACCTCCACGAAACCCGAAAGGCGGCAACATTTGTCCCAGTCTATGCACTCGACCTATACAAAAAAGACATAGAGGCAAGGCTCAAAGAGTTGGAAGATGATGCAGCTGAAGAGAAAGATAGAAACCGATGGCTATTCCGACTAGTAGTAGGCGCGGTGATCACGTCGTTTATACCGATACTCATCGCCCTGCTCAGCCGCGGCACGGGAGGGTTGCTGAGATGACTATTATTAAGCGAACAATGGAGTGGCTCCGCAAAGATAAACTGCTTAAAGCATTGTCGTTTATGATGGTGCTTAGCTTAATCTTTAGCGGCTATACACTATATAAGAGCTTGACCCTCAGGCCGGGCCAATCGGTTACTATCTCGGGTGGCGCGAAGGTAGAAAAACCAGTAACTAGCATTACCAACGCCCAAGTCGACAAAGACGGGAATCTCGTTGTCTACTACTCAGATGGCGAGTCCCGTAATGTCGGGCAAGTATTAGGCTCTAGTGGTAAGGACGGGAGAACCCCATCAAGTAATGAGATACAGATAGCAGTTAAAGCTTACTGCTCAACCAATAAATGCTCCGAGTCCCCCACTAGCGCCCAAGTAATGGCAGCGGTATCTAGTTACTGTGCTGATAATAAATGCAAAGGCGTAGAAGGCAAGAGTGTTAGCGATGATCAAGTCGCACTAGCTGTTGCTAAATACTGCGCAAACGGTAAGTGTAAGGGCGATACCGGCGAAGCTGGGGCCAATGGTACAAACGGCATTAACGGTACGAATGGCGCAGATGGCGTTAACGGCAAGAGCCCTATACTCAACTGTGTAAATATAAAAGACAACTCGGGTAACCAAACATCTTGGGTAGCATGGAAATACGATGGAGAGGATAACTCGATCTACCGCCGCATATACAAGATAGCTGGTGACTCTAGTTGTGTTAACATCTAACGATATTAACAACGCAGCTAAAGCAGCTGTATAAACATCTAGGAGAATGAATGGCACTAGCAGCCAATGCTCAAGATTGGGCAAGCCAGCGTATTGGGATCTTCTTCCCGGCTGGAGAATCAGATAATAGCCAAGGATATTTAACCGGGCAATGCGTGAGCCTCATTAAGTGGTTTCTCGCTGAGATGTGCGAAAAAGTGCCGTCTCCGTTTGCCGCCCGTGGTCATGCAAAAGACTTTGGCGAAGCACTTGTAGCGCAAGGCATTGCAGACCGTGTAGGCGACCTTAAGCGGGGCGATATCCTTGTGTGGCCCTATGATGGTGGCGGTTACGGCCACATCGGGGTTTACATGGGCGATGGCACTGTCTTTGAAGAGAACGTAGCCGCGAGTGGGCAGCGCACCGCTAACTTTGGCGCGGGCATTGTATACGCCGCTGATGTTGACCCATTGAATGCAGGTTGGCGTGTAGGTGGCTATAACATCTATCGCGTCCGTACTTATGTGGAGAATATCGTAGCTCAGCGTGATCGCAGCGATGAGATTAACTTCCTTAATGGTTTATATCGCCAAATCCTTGACCGCAACGTTGATGAAGGCGCTATTACCCACTACCTGAGACAAATCGATGCCGGGTGGAATTGGGAGCAAATCAAGCAAGATCTTCTCGCATCAGCTGAAGGCCAAGCAGTCCAGGCTCGACGAGTAGAGGAAGCTAAAGCTAAAGCTCGCGAATTGCAGGCGGCCTTTGACAGTGAGACTAACGAAATTAAGCGCCTATACAAAGAAGTACTAGAGCGTGATGCAGATGAAGGCGGCGTCGAACATTACCGTAACCAAATCCGTAACGGCTGGAACTGGCAGATGGTAGCAGATGATCTCCGCAATAGCGACGAGTACAAAGAGCTACAACGCATCAAGGAGGCACCCGCGCCTGAGATTAAACACGTTGAAGATCGCGCTGCTAAGCCTACTCCCGAGCCAGAGGTCGAGATAGAAACACCTTCAGAGGTCACTGAAAAGCCTCAGGATGCGCCTAAAGACGAAGATAGTACAACTATACTAAAAGATATTAGAAACCTCTTACAGAGCCTTCTAGAGGCCTTTAAGAGCATTTTTAAGAAGGACTAATCATGGAAGCATTGAACCTATTTATTATCCCCGCAATTGTTAAGGCATTTGATATGCTGAATAAGAAAGAGTGGGGTGGGCTTGGTAAGCTCATCCTCGCAGTTGCCACTGGCGCAGCTGCTGGGTATCTCGGCTTCCAGGGTCTTGATATCTACAGCGGTATCGCACTTGGCCTACAGTCGGCAGGCATCGTCACTGTCGCAGCTAAGGCTAGCAACAAATAAAAGAAGCCCCCAGTTATTGGGGGCTTCTTCTTATTGGTTTTGTTTAAACAGCGCCAAGTCAAGTAAGTGCTTTTGGTACTCATCCAATGCTTTGCGCTCGGCGATAAGTAGCTGTTCTTTATTAGAGAGTAGCACGTGTTGACGGGCGAGCTCCACCGCGTCGGCATTAGCTTCCTCAAGCACTTCGACCCTGGCCTTACACCACTTGAGTTGCTCAACTAGCTTGGCGTTATCAATCTCAAGATTCTTGATCCTGTTGCGTAGTGTCTTGTCCACGATGCTTTTCAAAATATTCATCTGCAATCTCCTCGATTCGTTCGTTGCTAATGTACTCAGTCATTGAAACCTACCACTAATGATGGACATTTAAACTTTGCCGCATCGTTAAAGTTATCAGTAATCACATACTTGAGATCCGCCTCTTTAGGCACTTCTCGCGCCCAGTAATCAATAGGGTCTTCGCCGTAATGTTGGCGCACTTCATCATAAGGGAAGCTGCGCTCGTCTAGATCTTTAATAGCGCTCCCGGCTGGGTCGTCGCCTACATTATAGACTGATACCCGATAGTCATGCGCCATCAACATCGCCGCGATATGTTCAACGGCTGGGTTAGTTGTTGTTCGATAATCAATTAATATAGTTTCCATATTAGGAGCATCCCTCGCAAATTAGCGCCTCGGCGGGGTCTACAATCTCCCCGTTCACTACGCGTCGCTCTTTGTTATTAGCTTCAAAGTGTTGTTGTGCCTCCTCAATGATCTTGAGCTTCTCCTCAAGGGTACTAGCTTCTTCTAGGCGCTTTGTTAAATCTTGTTTATAGGTCATTTAATCGATCTCCTACTAGTTTGGCATAACCCGCAATATCGATATAGCTATCTGCGTAATAAGGGTCGCCGTTAACGATGCGTCCAAGTTTGTGGGCAATCATCTCCAGCGTCTCTTTGATGTCATCGTCAAGTGTTGCGACATCTACGTTGCCATTGCGCTGCAACGCCCCATATAGAATCGCCTTGATAGATTGGCTAACCTCGGCATGGCCCGGGTAGTCTCCGTAGCGCTTACCTCGTTCGGCCGTTACTTCATCAATACTCGTCATAGCGTCTCCTTTACGTCGTTAACTGCTTGCTCGTATGGTTCGCCGCCAATAATGACAGCGATCACTGCGAATGTAATCATCGCCCCGTAAGCGAGAAACGCTAGTACTGCAACAGGGAATGCGAGAATAACCCTTGTATATTCAAGTAATGTTTTAAGTGTTTTCATAAAAAGAAATCCTCTTGTTTAAATTGATCCATCGGGTCGGGCTCCGCACCCTTCATAAAATAGTCTAGCTCATAGCCAAGCTGCTTTTCTATCTTATCTCGACAAGTAGGGCAGATAGTCCAATCATAATCCCAACTTATAATCCAGTTAGGCGGCAGGTAGTCCCGGTTAGTTAGCTCCATCTCACCGCAGACGTAACACTCAACATCTCGGCTTAAAGGAGCTTCTCTATCACTATACATTGACCAATCTGCCCTCCTTCTTTACACTGGCCTCACTTGACCAGCCGCCGCAATGCAGACACTTGTATCGTTGTACACGGCCTGAACGCTTACGGTAGCTGCCGTCTTTACGAATGTTGTCGCTTCCACATTTAGGACAAATGCCATCGATACCCGTATGGTCTCCAATGTTCGGGTGGTTGTGGATCCATGGGCGCAGCTCAGCATACAACGCGGCGAGCACTTCAACGTCCTTGTTGTTGTAAGTTTCCATAACTGCCCACGCCTTTTTGTCGTTCTTAATAAGGCAGTTATACCAAACATCTGCATAGGTAGACTCAGTTTTACCCTCCCCCAGCAAGAGTTTACCTAGGCTATCAAGACTGTTACTGTTAAACCGTGCAACTGACCGCGCAACTTGTAAGGTGTCTACTGTCTTGTATGGGCTAGGTGGCGTAAGGTGGTGACGAATAAACATCGCGTTGCTCACCTTCTGGTCAAACCGCCGTCCGTTATGGGCTACAAGAATATCCGCCTCATCAAACAGATCCCAAAGCTTTTTGACGACTTTTTTCTCGCTCATGTCTCGCTGGCTTACATGGTGAATATCCCTCTCACCAAACCACTGGTAAGAAAAACACATAATCTCGGGGTCTCGCTCGACCTTTAGCACGTTTGTTTTCCATAGGCCATACGTCCAGCCGAGGGTCGCGCTTACTTCTAGATCGTAAATAAGGATCTTAGGTAGCGGATCAAACTCTTGTTGGCTAATCTTCGTCAAATTCTGCACAAAGCTCCTCCAACTCTATACTTGATAGTCGGCTATTGACTAGCCAGATCTCCGCTTTATCGGCGGGCTCATACTCCATTACAGGTATACGCATTATTGTTGCTCTCTCCTTTCTTTATATCCCCGCCAGCTTTAGGCTAGCATTTGGACTTGAACGGCTCTATTCTCACCGGAGCCGTAGACGGTTGACATATCCTCGTATGGTGAGGCTGTCTTTCACCCACCTTAACCGCGGGGATAACGTTGACGCAATGCGCGTCTCCCTAGGGTATTAATAAGCCGGGCCAAGATCGTTTGGCAGGCCTTTAGCAGGCTGCGTCTTCCTTGACATTTAACTAGCTTACTGGCTAGCACCTGAAATTATTTTTACCACCAATGTTTACTTTGCCATGAAGCCCAGGCTTGTGCCCAACCACCGTAGCGGCCCTTAGCGTAGGCATCAGCGCCTCGTATGTGGCCGGCAATGTTGCCAGTGCCACCCCATTTACCGCAAGGCAGCTCCTGGAAGTAGGCACATGCACCACCATTAGGGTTGACTGCGTTGGGGTTGCAACTCGACTCCTTTTGGGCTATTTGCAGCGCAAAAGGTAGGTCGGCTTGTGATATGCCATTAGCAAGCAAGATCGAACTAATAGCGTGGCACCCAGCTGGAGCGGCCGCCTGTACGACGGGCGCTGGCTGAGGTTTTGTTGCAGCTTCTTTAGCTTGAGCCTCCTGCTGGGCCTTAGCCTCTTGGGCTTTCTTCTCATCGGCGGCTTTTGCCTCTCGCTTATTCTGCAAGCTGACTTTTAAACTTTGGTTTTCCTTTGTAAGGTTCTCGGCATTCTGCCTTGTTTCGCGCAAAGATGACTCAATGGTCGTCTTCTCTTTTTTGAGCGATTCTACGGCCTTTGAAGCACCTCTCAGCGCATTTTTCGTTGTATTAGTCTTAGCCTCCTGGCGGACTAGGTCTTGCTTTACATCATGGTTTGCGTTAAGAGCGATAATGTTCAACACGACCAGCGCGAGTATAGCAGCCGGTAGGGCGTACTTCTTCGCTTTCGTTACTAGGTTTTTACTAATATAACCTCCTATTTAAGTTCTTTGAAGGACTATTCCACGCGCATGTCTATTGCTCAGCGCCCTGGTATTCCGCAATCTCTTCCATTGTGTAGCCTTGCTCCATAAACTCAACTACTTTTTGTCCGATCTTACTCATATATCATTTCTCCTTCCTAGTTAGTATACTACACCAACTCATATGGATTGTCTAGCGTAGAATTTACAACACTCCGCATCTCCGCCAACTTAACTGAGGTGAGTCCTAGTTGGTTTAGTACCCTATAAAGAGCGTCTAGCTGGGCGTAGTCTCTCTCCGGGTGGATCGGCATGTCTACTATCGCTTTACCATACGATTCAAATGTTTGTATCACCTCTCGTTTATTCACTTACATCTCCGACAATGCTCTTAAGAAATCTCGCGTTTCTTGCGATACGAGTGGCTTCCAGCGTTTACTACCCTTACGATAGTTACATCCACCATGGGCCGGCTGTATGTTTTGGGGATCGAACATGTTAGAGGCCTCGCGGGGTTGTATGTGGTCTAGCGTAACTTCATTCAATGGGACGAACTTATTGCATATGCCACATAAGTAGCAGCCATTATCAAGTGGTGGGTTGTCCTCTAGCCAGTAACGACGAAAAGCGAGCCATGCCGACTCGCTATCCGTATAATTGCTGGGGTCAAACATATCTAACTTCGACAAGTACACCCTCCTGGCCCTTTTGCACCTTTACAAAATCATCCCCATCAAAGCCTTTAACCCATGATTGGTTGTCGTTGGGTAGCACTCCGGCGTGTTGCATGCCATCTAATACATACTTGCACCCAAACCGGATATTGTCAAAGTCATGCTTGCCTGAATAGTACCAAGTAAAACGGATCTTGCATGGCTTCTCTATTACTGGTTGGCCCTTAACTTGCGATGCAACCAGCTCGTTCATTTTCTTCTTAAGCGCCGCGCCTGCAAACCTATTCACCCGGTTGGCGTTATCATGTTCATTAAGCTTGGCTAAGTTGCCATTAATCTTGTAAGATATCATCCAACATCCTATCTAGCGCTTGTTGCTTCTCTAACTTCTCAGCTTTACGCTTCTCTCTATTAGCTACCGACACTCTGTTGCCCTTGAGGCTAGCTTCTCGGTCGAACGTGTGAGCTTTGCCGCGTGCGTGAGCTAGCACTCCGCGCAGTCGTGCACCTTTAATTCTGCCCCATTTATGAAAGGCTAGTGCAGCTGGAGAGTCCTCTTTCTTGGCCGGCACAAACTTCGACTCAGCCTTCTGTTTTCCTCTGCGACTGGAGCTCGATCGTGCGCCCCTTGATCGCGTCGATGAGGTCGTGCGTGTCTGCTGAGATCGACTTGAGTCGCTCATATAATACTTTAGCCTCCCCATATACTTCTTTGCTTTTAATATAATGCTCATCTGCGTGTTTAGCTTCTGATGCGGCAGTTACTGGAAACTTCTCTCGAGCTCTTAAAAATGCCCGCGACTTTTCCGTCTCCATCTCACGTTCTGCTTTTAATAGGTTACGTAGCGCGTCCTCTTTAAACTCAGCGAGGTAACCTTTCATTGCAGAAAGCTTAAGGGCGGTGTAACTCAATACATCCGCCCCTTGTGCTTTAACCCATTGTGCATCAGAAAACTTTTCGTTGATGAACATAATGTTCTGAATAATTTTCTGGTAATCTATCATTCTAACTAGTAATCAAGGTTTGTAAGGTCTGGAGCACTTTCTCCCGGGTCGCCGGCGACATTGCCTTGAAACCGGGCAAGGTTATCAAACTTAGCCTCCAATGCGGTTACGCGATCCTCAAGTGCCTTATACTTCGCGTCATCAGTTGTTGATTGCTGTTGAGGTGCTTGGTGGCCGAACGGCCGATCCGCCCGTTTAAACTGTGCCTTACCCCATTGGTTCTTAATGATGTCCCCGTAAAGGCTATCACCCTTATTAACGGCGTTACCTGGTTTGCGAAGAATCTGCATCCACCCCTCTACTGGCTGGTTCTGCACCTTGACCATGTAAACATGAAACTGGTTGCCGTTAAATTCTTTAACAGTCACCTGCTTAGTGTCGCGATCCTTACCCTGAAACGCGTCTGTTACTAGCCAATCTTGTGCCATTTATTTACTCCCTTTCTTTTTAATTGTTGGCTTATCACTAGGCTGAACTACTTCAACCCCTAAGTGATCTAAAATCAATGCGACGTTATCTCGCAGCTCGTCAATCGCTACTGTATGGAGCATCTGGATATCGTCAATGTCCTGCATCCAGTCGCCGACATTATCTAGCTCCTTCTTGAGGTTCTCGATTGCCGTTTTATTCTTATTGATACGGCACCAGGTGTCTGCGTCGTTCTCGAGCATCTCGCTCAGTATACTGTCCACAGCCAAGAGTCTTTCTTTTAATTGTTTGTATCTTCCTAGCATCTTTAGTCCTCCTTTAATGCTTTAGATATATCAACAACATCGTGCGTGTAATGAACCCACGGCCGCTTACCCTGTACTAGCCGCTCAGGATCTAGGTGGTGAATTTGTAGCTCCTTCGTGTTGATTCCGTACTGCCTAAGGATATAGGCGTAAAAGGACAGCTGTAGCCAGTACTCGCCAAGCTGGGTATTATCAACATCTTTCTTGAACGGGCTGTCTTTCTCTTGGTAAACTTTGTGGTTGACATCTGTCGAGCTTTTGTAATCGTGAATGATTACGGTATTTTTATCGATTACTTCTAGCAGGTCGATAGCCCCGCAAAATCGCAAGCCCTCGTGCCAGATAAATTGTTCTGGCAAATACTTGCCCGGGCCAATATCGTTAACCAGCGTCTGGACAATATACCGTATAAACACGTTCTTGCTGAGAGCTTTGTTTATGCCATCTTTGCCCTTGATTTTTTCGCCATCTTTGTAATGGGTGAAATACATCTCGAGCGCAGCATGGACTGCCGATCCGTAGCCGGTAGCTATATCAGCCTTCATCTCCCACATATTCTCTACTACATCGCGTTTAACGCCCTTCTCTCGCTCATAGTAATCAAGTACCCGCTCTTTGTTTTCATCGGTAAACTGCTTAAAAAACTTACGCGGGAAGCGACTACCTGACATGTAATGAGGCAGATAGATATGGCCGTTATCTACACCGACCGTAATTTCCCGCCCAAGCACTTTAGATTTGTATACGGTGGGGTTCTTCAAATTTACGCTCTGAGGCCCTTCAGAGGCCGCAGGATCGTTCGTAGCGTCCGAGATGGGTTCAGATACCTCTTTCTCGTATTTGAGGCAAATATTCATCCCAAGATTTTTGCCCTTATCTCCGCCAGTGACTTCTGAGATTTTAATCCCTACTTCTCGGCCAGCGTCTAGAGCCTCGGCGATGTCTTTGTTCTTATCTTTGGCAATATACCCAACTGGATACCACTTGCCCTTGATGTCTACGTCCACTGCAACCGCTCGTGGGTCATATTGGTTTTCAGGCTCTCGCCTAACCCGGAGACTCTCATTGCCTTCCAGGTGCGCAAGAATGTCTTGGCGGTTTTCAAACGTTGTGCCAACGATCTTGCTGTGATAATTAACTTCCTTCATGTTTTCAGTATACACCCTAGCAATATTCTAGTCAATAGTCAGTGTCATGTAATGTTTACAACGTGCTATATTGCTAGTGAGGCCTCACTCCTCTCTCTTTCGCCCCGCTATTCTTGGCGGGGTTTTTTCTTTGCATGATTTTTGCAGTATCTGGTCAATCATTTGTGCTTCATCTGACATCTTAAAAGCCATTTTGTTTGCCCCCTTAATGTAAAGACCGTCTAAAGAAACAACGCGGCTCAGTGCGACATACCCTTGGCCTGGCACAAACGCTTCAGCCAGATCGATCTCGGCGGCATCTAATGTCATACCCTGGCTTTTGTGGACGGTAATAGCGTACGCAAGCCTTAATGGTATCTGGGTAACCGCGCCAAGTGTAACCCCCTCATTGCTAACCTCCCAAGTATCGGGATTTACGACAACCTCATTACCGTGGAAGTCCACAACCGGTAAGCCATCCTCTAGCGCGATCACCTTACCAAGTGAACCGTTATGGTACAACCCCTCGCTATTATTCTTGGTAGCAATGACAGGAGCGCCGACTTTTATCTCTAGTAGCTCGGGGCTTTGTATTGAACCCTTTAGACCGTTAATGATATTAATATCGCCCTTCTCGGTCATCATATAGAAGATAGAGTCACCCTTAAGCTTGCTCAGCTGGTGGGTGTTCTCACTGTCTACTTTCCTATTGAGGGAATACAGCCGCGGCACTTGGCGATTAGGCTTGACCATCCTGCTTTGGATATAAGCTATGTGCCGCTTGAAAAGATTGCCGCTGCGGACCCCTTCAAGTAAGTCGCGCAGTCTATCATCCTTTTGACGGTATACCTTAGTGAGGTAACAACTCCTAATATTAAGCTCATTCCAGACCTTGCTATTAGTAATGAATTTGCCCTCAACTGGTGGTAACTGATAAAAGTCACCACATAAGATAAGCTGCATACCGCCAAATGGCCGGTCATCATTGCGCGCCCATCTAAGGACGGTGTCTAGCATGTCAAATACAAAGTCAGGCATCATACTTACTTCATCTATTACAAGAGTGGTGGTCGTTTGAAACTCTTTGCGTTTTTTCTTGCTAATGGTAAATTGCCAATCATCTGGCAGCTCTTTGCCTAAACCTACCCGCGCCCAGCTATGGAGCGTCTGCCCATTGAGGTGGGAGGCGGCCAGCCCTGTTGTAGCTGTGACCGCCGTCTTTCGCCCTAATAAACGATTGCGCTCAATAAACTGGCGGAGGGTGTGAGATTTTCCGCTCCCCCCTGAACCAGCCAATATAACCGAGTTGCCGTCAAGCATTATCTCTAACGCTTCTGCTTGTTCCATCGTGCATCCCAACTATTTTGATGCGACTCTGCAAACTTCTTCTTTTTTGCGAGTAGCTTGCCCACTTCTTCTGCGATGAGATTAGTGTCTATACCGTTAAGTGCCGTATATCGGTTGACGTAAACCTCTACGATATCGGTATCTCCTTTATGGATAGTGAACCACCTACGACTGTGGCGAGTGACTGAGAGCCCAATCTCATCGAGCCGTTCCGCCATCTCGTCGTAATCGGGGTCTGGCTGCACCCTATTGCGAATAGCGGTGGACACATCCTCATTAATCACTTTTGACATCGTAGTCCTCTCTCAACGACTCGAGCCATCGCAATGTTCTCTTAGTCTTCTCTATCTCCCTGTCTAGCACATTCGCAAGCCATCTGTCTTCGTACCCAGTGATCTTAATTAGACCGTCCATGCTCTCCAGGACATTTGTCATTCCCGAAATGAACTGATTATAATCCAATATATCGACACCCCGGCCGTTCATCGCAAAAACGATCGCGTCGCCATCTGCGTGGTCGAGTACCTGATCAAGGTTGTCGTCGCGAAATACAGCGTACCTCATTCTCGCTCCTCAATTGGGGTGAGCGCATATTTAGGCACAACCTCAGAAATCAACTTAGTATACTCTTCAGAGGTATCCCATAGATCAATGTAATAATCTCCGGTACGTGCTTCTGAGATATCCGCTAAACACTCATTAAGGTCGCCGTATACATATGTAATACCGCCTCGAAATTCTACACTAAGCCCCGCATCTTCGCAAAGGCCCAGAAATAAACTAGTATTCATCATACCCTCTCTTTCTCTACTTTAATATTATGAATCCTATCCATAAGCAGTACTACATCTTTAACGGTCTTTCCGCTGACCTTATCTGCGAGGTTCTTGTCGTTAGTGAACGCCACAACCGCTGAGTCGCTTGACGTGCCATGAATATACACCCTATGTTCTTTGCTTAACACCGGAATCCAGATCCTATAATAGGCATCATCGCGGTCTTCCACCGGCGTATCGCCGTATTCGGCTAGCAATCTCGTCAACTGCGGCATCATCGACGCGCTAGTAAGTCTGCGTGAGCTCAAATCGTACCTTGCCCATCTATCCACAGAAATAGATGCGACCACCACGCCGCTCCGCTCTATCGAGATAACATTATTCCCCTGATAGGTTTTAAACCCCAGCTTTTCTACTTCATCTCTAAAGTCATCTGTCGTCATTACATCTTTACCTGCTTAGTGATGGCGCTGCGTACACCGCGCGTGTATTGCTTAGCCTGCGCGCTGTCCAACCGGCGGTTGATAGCATCCACGATGGCCTCGCGATCGCTAATCTCTGCAAGCATCTGATCTTTGTAGGCTTGCAACTCGCCCTCGGGGAGGCCATCCACCACCTCCTGCATCTCAAACATTGCAGGTTGAATTGGTTCAGCCTCTGGCGCGCTCCAGTCGTGTGGCTCGGCTACTTGCCCGCGCACCTCCGCTGCTAGCTCTACAGTGTTGCCCTTAAAGACATCACGAGGCAATGCCAGCTGGTCAACCATCATATCATTGCCTTGTCCGATGTGTTTTTTGTACTCGCTCATACTCTCCTCTGTTTGGTGTTTACAATGTCCGCGCAAGTGATCGCTTAGCATATCAAACTGCGCCCATTTGTCGTTTGTTGACTCGCCTAGTCGGTTGTGGTTCATCTATTTTTTCTCCTCTTCGTCTATCTTATCTTTTATTCTATTTTTCACTATCTCAACCATGATCATTATAAACTGCGCGACACCCGGGGATAGGGAGACTTGTGCGGGTTCGCGTATTCTTCCACTTCGTCTTTCGTCAATGCTATACTGTCCACAATCTCATGGGCCCTATATTTCGTCAGTAACATCAACTGCCCCCTCCACTATCTTTTAATATCTTGCTCGATAAAGACAGTCGCGATATAGCGCGTCAACCCTATGGCCAGCACCACCATTGAGCAGAAAGCTATCAACTCTTTATGCTCTGCGCTCACCGTTCCTGCCATGAATAGGTAAAATCTGTACAGCGATATTACTACTAAGTAAAGCACTATTGGTAGCAATACAGCTGTCGCAACCATTGCCGTGTATCTAATAATATTCTTAATCATACATTACCACCTTTGTTGCTAAGATACCCATACGTTCACGTGGTGTTAGCCCGCCTCGCATGCCGTACTCTACGTCGCCAGTCATCAGCGCATCTGTTAGGCACTCGCCCCTTACTGGACACTCCGCACAAATCTTACGCGCAATTTTGTAGTTGTCGTATCCGTTGTAGTCATCAACGTACGCTTTGTTTTGTGGGAAGAAAACTTCCGGGTCTGTCTGGGCACAGAGTGCCGAACCTCGCCATTTATTGTGCATCTGGAAAATTCCCTTCATCGTCGTTAACGCTTGTCATGTTCATTACTGCACAAGAAGCCTTGGCTGCGCCCAGATCACTCTCCATTGTCCAACCCCCTATTGTCATTTCTTGCAGTACATTCTTCATAAAGTAGATAGCATTTACAGTTGCCATATCTTCTACAGCGATGACCGACACCATGTACTTTGCAGCCTCATCGAGATTTGCGAACGTCTCGTCCTGTATAAGGGAGACAATCTCATCAGCTTTCATCCCGTTATTGGTCGATTTGTCTAGGATGTATAGGATTTGCTGTTTCATTTAATCTTTTCCCTCATGCTCTTAGCGATGGAGTCTAATATCTCGTCCATTTGCTGTTCGGTCGATATTGTCAAAAGGTAATAGGCTGGATCGCCAAATTCCGCACAATCATTAAACGAACCCCAACACTCGACGTCGTCGAAGTGTATCAAACTGTCGGGTCTATAGTCATCCTCGTCCTCCCCGAAATCATCTAGTGCCTCCGTCTTGGTCGGCTTGTGGCTATAGAGCCTCGCGCAGGATAGAATCCTGAAGCCATTTCCGCCCTTGGCATAGTCGACCCAGATGGCAGCTACATACTTGTCGCTCCTCATTGCCCCTCCTCTACGATACAGCCATTCTCGAATGTTTCATTAATAACTCCCTCTATAAAGGGAATATCTATGTTGTCAAATAACGCGGCATCTTTGGTGACATTTGTTAGTGTTAGGTCTTCGCTCTCTACGTCGAAATAGCTGACCCAGTATTGAATACCTGGCGTGTTAAGTCTTACTTTATACATCTTTAATCGTCCCATCTCGCCCACTAAAGGCGGTCAGGCAGTCCTTTTCTTTACGCTCGGTAAATGCGCGCAATTCTTTTAATGCCTCATTAATATGGAAGTTAACCGCCTGCATTGCTTTTGAATCCCAGTTAAGACGATAGGCGGCAGCTGCTGTATCCATTAATAGGTCGGCCACCTCTTTAAGGTTGGGCGCTTCCTTGCCGCCGCTATTTTCTGGTTTATACATATCTATTCTGGCCATTCCCCTATACTGCTCCTAATCTCTCTCATGTTTTCTAGTATTTCGATTGATTTAGCCGCCAACTTAATACCTCCTAATGAGTCTCGTAATAGCTCAGAGACGTCGCCGGCGTCAAACTTATCTGCTCTTTTAATCAAGTCGCCAACTTGGCGCTCTATTTCATCCATTTAATATCCTCTCTTTTAAGTTGATAATTGCCGAGTTGTTAAGCTACTATAGCTTCTGTCCTATCTACTAACGATTATACTCCAAGTAATGGATAAATACAAGACTTTTAATGGGGAAAATTAAAGAAACCCGCCGACTCTTTAGTTGATAGAATCCGCGGGCTTTGTTAGTAATCTATTTATTGGTTTATTAATACTTAGTTGCCTTAATGGTTATTGTCATAACATTAAGTGTTATAACCTTTGGATCACTCGCCGTTCTCCAAAGGGCTACAACAACTAATGGAAGTTCCTACACGTCACTCCCATTACTTGTCTTCGCCGCTGCTGCTCAAGAACAAGTTACAGTTCATTCGCCGGCCACTCTGTGTCCTTACTCGTTCACTTACTTGTCTTTCGCTGCGCTTTTCTCTGCGTCGCCTCTCTCCCTTACGTTCGGCTCCTTGTTCAAAGCTGGTCGCTTACTTCGTAAGCTCCTATATGTATTTATTGTACCACACATATCTCGATTTTTGATGTATTTTTTACATCAACCTGTGGAAAACTCGCCATTTAACAGGGGTAGAAAAATCTAAAAAAAGTCTCGAAAAACTCTTGACAACTTTTTACCATAAGCACTAAAAAAGCTAGTTATACCATAACGTGTCAAGTGTAAGCAGTATAGAAAAAAGAAAAGAGCCAGCTATTGCTGACTCTCTATAATCCTCAAATGTGCCCTAGCCATATATCTTGCGGCGTCTTTGAGCGGTAACTTATGGGTGCTTTTATCAAACTCAAACACCCATCGATCTAACTCGGCGAACTGGGTAGGGGTTATACCTGCACGGTACTTAACCCCGTTTATCTCGATGACATCCCAATGCGCTACTTTTACTTGCTTCTTTTTGCTTCGCACTCCCACCATGTCGCACCATCCTTTGAATAGTTCTCGCACTTATCTTGCTTATACTCAGCGACACCTTGCGCCTTAACCGAGTTAATGAAACCTTGGTACTTAAGCGTGCCGACAACCCCGAGGGCTACTAGCAATACCCCGGCAAGCCCCGCCGCCACCATCTTAGCTGTATTTTTGTTAACTGTTACTTTTTTACTCATCTCTTTTTCTCCTTATTTATTTTAATATTCACCTGCGCCAAAGCCTAGATCGTAGTAGAATCGCTGGGTGTTATCTAGTTTAACCTTAACCGTATTACCCCACTTGGTAGCTGCAACTGGCTCGATCATTTTAGCTGGGTGCAGTGCGTGGATCTTTTTAGAAACCTCGCGCCAATGTTCGTACTTGCCCTCTAACTCGAGCGTCATATCAGGATCGTACACGTCCCGATCAATCTTACCTTCTACCTTATCTAGGTAGGCCATTAATTCGCTATCTGTCATTCCTCATTCTCCTTTTCTTTTGCCAGTAAAGACTTGCCCAGTACTGGCGATTATTTGATTTAACAGTGGGCTTAAGTTTCTTAGCTTTATCAGTGATTGCCTCCACATAGCCCGGGAGCTTTCTATCCTCCTCGGAGACGATAAAGCTAACCACTTTCTGCCCGTCGACCTCTAACACCCTTGGCGGAGATACTAGATTTTCTAGTCCGGCAATCTCCCCAAATAGTGTTAGTTGCCCATCAGCTAGCTTGGCCAGGCTTCTTAAGAGTCATCGGCATGACTATGTAAATGCCGCGCTCACTTTTAAACACCATTGGTTTTGTCTCTCCGTAGAGGTTAACTATTAGGCTGTCCTCGCCGTTAAGGTCTTGTATGGTCTTAAAAAAGTCGGCGTTAAACCTCATTTTTGCTTGCCCTACCGGCTCACCCTCCAAGTAAGGAGTAATGAGCGACATATAATCGGGAAACTTAGTAGTAACATTACGCCCGTTGTCCATAATCTCAGACACCTCACTGGCCCCGAATAGGTCAGATACCCTACTCGTCATTGCTTTATGAGAGGCCTCTAAGTCAATCCGCGCAATTTGACGCCCAACCCATTCGTCTAAGCCATCGACAAACACCGCAGCTAGCATTACCCCGTTAGCGCCTACTAGGCAGGTTTTACCCTTGATCCTATCGATAAGTATATTGGTAAGCGCCGGGCGGTCTTTGCCCTTATATACAACCTTTAGAAATGCCCCCAATTGTTTTTTATTCACAATACCTCCATTACTAGTAAGATAATCATTACTGTCGCCCAGGTAACCATCGCGTAGGCTAGAAAGTGCCAAAAGATTACCCCCGCTAGTGCTAATGCTCCACCAATTACCGGCACTTTATACAGCATCTCAAGTGTCCAGTTAACAAAATCGGCGAAATCTTCAATGAATTTAGGTGATCCCGAGTAAGGTAACATGTTAATCCTCACATCCATACTGCTTACACCAGCCGTTATCGGTTACGGTGTCTACCTCCTCACGGCAGGTGATTTGACCATCTACTGGCCCGCAATAAGTGTTCACTTCACTATGATGATACACATCCACCCGCGCCTGCTTGATAGCTCGCTCTTCTCTTACCTGTTGAGGTGGGTTATCTACTGGACGAGCAGCTGCCTGCCCAATCTGGCGAGCAACCTGCGCTACTACTAAAATCAATAATGTGATAGCAATGTACTTAAATGCAGTCTTTACTTTACTCATAGCTGTTTACTTCCTCGTATATTACTCTTATTGCCTATTGAGAGGCTCTACAATCGTTCTTAGCTTAAAAGATGATAGTTTACCCATCTTAGCTTTACAACTCTATTTTAGGGCCTTTAAATAGCTTATACTTATATTGGCTATTTAAGGTTAATTTTGTTAATCTCGCAAACAAGGGCTATATACTCACTAACGGTTAGCTTTTTCATCTTCGTAGTCCTCTTTAAGTTGCTTCATCTGCTCGTCGACAAAGTCCATGATGTCGCTAAGTTCAATCTCTTCTAAGATGGTTTGTACACCAAACTCAGCTACAACCTGAGCTGGATCAACCCCGCTAAGTACTACTGACTGATCTTTAGTGTCAACCTCCACCTTGTCGGCGTAGATTTGGATAAAGTTAAACTTGTTCATAATATTCCTTTCGTTTACTTTCATTTTGCAAGTAATATATTGTTTAGATTACTGAGTAGTCCCGGCGCTCTAGCTGCTTTAGCTGCGTGAGCGGAGGGCTAGATTACGGAGTAATCCTGACGCTCCATGTCGCGGAGTACCTTTCGGCGCTCCCACCAGATGTTAAATGCTTCAATTAGGTTGTTCTTAATATTCTTGATCATTTTAATTCTCCTTTATTGTTATCGTTTAATGCTCGAGTTGTTAAGGTTTCGTTTCGTTTCGGCGGCTGCCGTTCGTTTAACTGTCCTCAGTATAGCGCAAATATTTTGAATGTCAACAACTTTTTGAAAGATTTTTAGACTTTTTTGCTCTACCCCTATAAAGCCGGCGATTTTCTCTCTTTTAATGCTTATTAGTATTGCATCTATATTTCAAGTGTGATATACTGATAGTAAGAGTTATATATAGTCTCTTTAAAACTATATAGTACCTTTCATTATTTCTAGAGCCGGGGATTACAAGTAGCTACAGTAGCAAAGCCTCGGACGGGCGGATAATCTCAGGCTGGGTGCAATCGACCAGCCTTAATTGACCATATAAGAGCCAAACACCTTGTTAGGTTAATAGGAACACTCTTGGTAATAGATTATAGTTAGCCACTCTATAATGTTGTTGTTTGTGCCAAAGGGCAACGTGTCTTTTCTCAATTTCTCACGACCCTGCAAAATGGTGGTATCTGGTCACTCAGGTGCTATGGTATGAACAACTGCCGCGCTTTGTGGAATATCGGGCAACTGATAAACCGGGAATCGCGGGGAGTGCAGAGACAACGCCATCTAAGTGGGGATGTACATAAATTGAGAAAATGGAGCCGTGTACAGCGAAAAGTCCGGAAGTACCTCAAAAGGGTAGCCACGGACTACTTAGGTGATACGTTGAGGAGATTATTCTTAAACAGGTGGCCTGCGCAGGTAAGTGCGATACAGTTACTAACAAGTAACTAATAATGAACCCTATCCCAGTTCCACCAAGAAATGGCGCGGGAGTTAAGGAATAACATTAAACTAAGCTGTACAACTAGTGTTTAGCTGTGTGACCGATAAGCTAGAAGTTGGCGGGTGTTTAGTGGTTAAGAGTTGTTTCCTTACCTCGCTGCTATAGGAACCAGGGGTAGAGGGCTCCCTTATACCCTTTTATAACTTGCAAAAAACAAGTAACATAAATAATCGATAAAAAACCATTAACAAAGCCGCGGGCCTCCTTCAAACTCAAGCTATGAGCGATGATTTAACTGAACTATATATCAAACAACAACTATTAAAGGAAGGCGTGCACCACTCATTGCCGGGAGAAATAAGAGAGCAAGCCCTAGAGTTATATGCGCAAACCCAAGAACCAGGCAACACTACATTAGCAAAAGAAACCGTCGAATAACTCGGCGGTCTTTTTTATATCCCAAAATAGCTCAAAGAACATAAAGAGGTATAAACTATCATCTTTCATTCTAAAACCTCTCACAGAGCCTCTGAATGGCCTTACAGCGCAATATATAACTACTCGCCTACCCATACACTACAAACAAAGCGCGCGGGATGCCCTTTAATGCTACAAGCAACACTCCTCTTACACGGAAATAAAGATACAGATAATAGCCCATAAAGAGACAATAACCTATAATAGGGCACATAGCTTAATAGGATACAGATAACATTAAATGTTTATAATTATATACAAACACCTATAATTGCCATAATCACCCATAAATTGCTCGCCAAACCTCAGTATTATACCCAACAAAGCCGCGCGGGCCTCTCTTTTAATGCTTCCTTAATTGGAATTTTTTATCACTTATACACATAATATAGAATAATACATAAGGGAATAACGCATAGTATTGCACCTAAGCCTAATATTTGCACAAAAATAGGTAAAAATACCCTATAATACGCCATTTTACTGCCATATTTAGGCTTTTCGCATAGTTTTAGGCTGTTTACCACCTACTACGTCTGTCGCAAAACTGCAGATTAATCGGCCAACCCACCCATTTTATGTTCTAATATATATACTTTTACCCCATTTTTGACCCCCAATATACCATATTTGATATATTTATGCCCACTTCACAGACAAAATGCAACGAAAATGCCGGGGAAATGAAAATCACCCCTATTTTTTTATATCATATTTGATATAACTCGATAAATCTCGTCATATACGCACATAAATATGCTGATATAAAGGGGCGATTAATAGCTATTTTAAGCCCATCTCAGCCAATCGCTCTGCAACAATCTCGCGCTCAGCCTCATGTGGCACATAATCAACGGGATAACTAAAGTCGCGCACACGTACCGGCTTAACCACCTTAGCCAATAAAGCGCGGCGGGCCTTCTCTTCAATGTTTTCTTCTATTACTTGTACATTAATACGCATGATTATTCTCCCTTACTTGTTTGACTCTCTCAGTATAGCAAACAAATACCCATAATGCAATAGCCAATATTTATATTTGCGTAGCCGTAGGGCTCACCTTTTTTATATGATTTTCCGACCGATACTCCTAGCACTATGTATAACAAGGTACCCTACATAGATACTTCGTACAATCTAGCGCCACCCTAAAATACCCTAAAAAACACCTAAAATGACTCATTATATATAGTTACTCCTACCGAGGGGGGCTTATACTTCGCAAAATGTGTATTGTACGAACCTTGGTGGGGCGCAAAGATCGGCGGTATTCTTTAACTTCGCAAAACGACACCTGTTATAACCTTTTACGAAGTAGGGCCAGAATGAGGCAAGATGATATATAACCCATCTGTTGATCAAAATCATTACTTCTGACAAGAGTTATTTTACGAAGTTAACGCCCCCAGCCACAAGCCTGGCCAAAAACCTGGCAGAGCGTCAACGTTTTACGAATTATGTATGGCAAGCTACCTTGTATAACCTAGTAGTGCTGATAAGCACGGATAGGTCTGAGTGGAGCGAACGTAGTACTCGCCGTAGTGTTCAAGCCTAGTCATGTATGGGTGTGTATGTAATTATTTTTTATTGTTGTGTGTGAGTCAAGTATGTGGTGTGATATATGCAAGGGAGGGTGGGGTATACTAGGCCACTCCCAACGACCATTGTCAATCATTCTAGGGCCCATGATACATGCTCATCCTAAATTCACATGCCGGTATTTTTTGAAACGTATATACCTGTATAGTGTCGGGTGGGGTGTCTCACTGCGTTCGTATAAGCTAAAGCTTATGGGCATCCTAGGCCGCCCACCGTCGATTATTATTACTATCACCAACAGAAGCCAAAAGTATATACTCGACAAGAAAGGAGGCCTGATGGCCAAAGATAAAGAATATTGGAGAGAACGTAAACTTGCCCAACGCGAGGGGAGGACAAAACGAACAAAAAACAAGGATGGCGTAAGCATTAAGAAGCGTAATAAAGGTAAGGTTGCTAGCCAATGGACGCAAACCGAGCAACAGGAGCAATGGCTTAACTATTATATGGATCCTAAGTCGCCGAGTTATGCAAACGCCTATGCATCAGCTATTAGAGCAGGCTATTCAAGGTGGGCCGCTCAGAAGATGGAGACTAAGGATTGCCAAAAGTGGGTCGCCGAGGCTAAGAATATGATGCGTCTTACACCGGAACACTTAAAGCAACAGCTACAGATGATTATTGTAAATGATATATCAAAAGATGCCGATAAGATTAGCGCGATTAAGCTACTTGGTAAGGAGCATAATATGTTTGTCGATAAACAAGTCACCGCCCATATAGGGATTGAGGAAGCATTAAAGGATTTGGATAACCTAGATGTCTAAGAATAGAAAGCTTATTTATATTTGGGATGAGAACTTAGACTTCTTTAATAGTCTACCCAACAAATCCGCAGCGATTAATCAGCTACTTAAACAGCTGAGGTTGAAGAATGGATGATGTTAGATTAACAACCGAACAACTCAAGAAGATTAAAGCCATTAAACAGGACTTCTACAAGTTCGCTAAGATGAACCTGTATATTAAGGATAAGTTTGCCAATATCGTACCATTCATACCGAACGAACCTCAAAGGGCCTTAATAGATTACGTGCTACTCTGCATTCAAGAGAAGCGGCCTGTTAAGGTTATTATCTTAAAGGCTCGCCAGATGGGCTTTAGTACAGCTGTAGAGGCGCTTTGTTACTGGTGGACGTCTACGAACTTCAACATTAATAGCGTGATTATTGGTAATGATGAAAAGTCCTCTCTTAACCTTTATAGGATGTTTCGTCGTTATTTTGACAACACTAATATCTTGTTTAAGCCGAGTGTTCGTTACAACACTAAAAGTGACTTGACGTTTGAAAAGTTCGATGAGAACGGCAAGCAGATAGGCTTAGGCTCGGCTATTAAGATTGAAACAGCTAAGAATAAGTCCGCAGGGCGTTCGGATACCGTCAACTTCCTGCACGCGAGCGAGTTGGGCGCTTGGGAGAATGGAGAAGACTTGGTTGCTTCTCTTATGCAGACAGTGCCAGACGCTGAGGTGATGGAGAAGCCTTCAATGGTGTTTCTAGAGTCTACTGCAGAAGGCCGCGGGAACTACTTCCATAAAGAGTACGTCGCAGCCGTTAATAAGAAGAACAACTACCAACCGCTATTCGCCCCCTGGTGGATTCTTGATACCTACGAGCGCGATGCTACGTTTGAGGACTTGGGCCAATTAAACGATTACGAGAAGTTCCTTGTCGAGCTTATGCGCAAAGGACACGAAACACTCGGCCATAAGTTCACCGTTAGGGAGGAGTCTATCCCTAGAAAGCTTGCCTACTACCGACGTAAGGCAAAAGACTTCGCGGCGACTCCCGAGCGTCTGCCTCAAGAGTATCCCAGTACATGGGAAGAGGCGTTTATCGCAAGCGGTAAGAATGTCTTCAATCCTCTTGCCCTACAGGAGATGGAGAAGGATGCAACTCCATTAGAGGATGTCGAGTATTACAAGATTACTCCATTAGAGGATCGCCCTTACGAAGAGTTTGAGCTAGAGCAAATACCATTTGAAGAGAACGAAGCGCCCGACGACTTTGCCTACAAGGCCCCACTTAAGATTTGGGAGAAGCCTAAGCCTTATAAGGAATACGTTATTGGTGCTGACGTTGCAGAGGGCCTCAAGGGTGGCGACTTTAGCGTTGCTACTGTTGTAGACATCTCAACAATGGCAGTTGTCGCTCGCTGGCGAGGACATTGTGACCCCGACAAGTTCGGCGAGATCTTGGGCGCTCTTGGTACATATTACAATTATGCCCTTATAGGCGTAGAGGTAAACAATCACGGCCTCACTACAGTACAGAAACTAAGAGATACCTTCTACACAAACCTTTACAAGCGAGATAGAGGTTATGACGAGGAATGGGAGACGCCTACTGTTAACCTCGGCTGGAAGACTGATATGCGGACTAAACGCTTAATGATCGACGATCTTATCAAACTAGTACGCGAGCGCGTGATTAAGGATAAGGATATTGTCTTCATTAATGAGGCATTCAGCTATGTGCGCGATGAGCGTGGTAGAATGAATGCAGAGGAAGGCGCTCATGACGACGTTGTAATGAGTACGGCTATCGCTTATCAGCTATTCCCTTGGGGTGATAATGATATATCAAACTTAAAGGTAGTTTCTACCGCAAAGATGCATAAAATAACCAATGGATGATAAAACACTACTAGAGGTAACTAAGCGTTTTAAAAAGGCGCGGCAGTATACCGAGTCCCACTACAAGAGGACTTGGGCAAATGCGTTCAAGTCTTATAACGGCATTAGAACAATCCGCGGATATGCAGGACAAGCTGATGAGTTTGTGCCTGAAACCTTCTCAATCGTAGAGGCCCTCGTGTCCTCATATGTTAAAACAAAGCCGCGATTTAAGTATTGGCCACTACACGAAGAGCAAGAGCAAAGCGTTGAAGCCTTAAACGGGCTAGTTAACTATTACTGGTCTATCAATAACATGACCGATAAGATGATTAGCTGGATTAAGGATATGGCCCTGTACGGTACGGGTGTTTTGGCCTTTAGTTGGCTAAAAGATCGGCCGCTTATCCAGAATATCCCCTTAAATGACTTCTTTGTTGACCCAGCGGCTCGCCATATCAACAACCCAGAAGAGCCTGGCTACCCACGCTATGCAGGATATCGCTATCTTACAAGTCTTGAACAGCTCAAATCTCAAATGGAGGTGGACGTTGAGACCGGTAAAGTAGAAAACAAGTACAAAAACCTTGACAAAGTGGTCTCCGGAACTGACAGCGAGGAGATGGACAAAGATATCAAGGAGATGTTGATCGGCTCGACCTACGGGAAGGACGCCATTAGCGAGCAGGTGGAGGTTATCGACTACTGGACTGAAAAGAAACACGTTATGATAGCCAATCGTAGCGTCGTTATCTTAGAAGAGGACAACCCCTACGCCCGAAAAGAATCTAAAAAAGAGCTACCGATGGATCTAGACGGCGAGATTATCCCGATGAGGGTGAAAATCCCCGCCATCAAAGGCTTTTTGCCATTCGCAGTAGCCCGAAACTACGTTGATACGAGTCTATTCTACGGCAAGGGTATCGCTGAGGTTATTCTCAAGACTCAGGAGCTGCTAAACGATACAGCGAGCCAGAAGCGGGACAATATTGCTTACGTGTTGAACAACATGTGGCAGATTGAACCCAGGTATCAACACCTAGCTGAACGTATCCAGTCCGCACCAGGTGCTATTTTCCCGATTCCTAAGGGCGCACTTACCCCAATTGAGAAGAACGACATTAGCCCAGCCGCTGATGCCGAGATTAGCCGCCTTACTCAGCAAATGCGTACTGCAGTGGCCGCCGATGCAGCCGTCCAAGGTATTGGCCAACGCTTTAGCCGTACGACTGCCACTGAGATTTCTAACCAGCTAGAGCAAGCAGATGCCCGTACTAACGTTAAGATGCAGTCATTAGAGGATGGCGGCCTTGCCCAGGTTGGCTCAATCCTATTTAAGATGATTCAGCTGTTCGTTAAAGAGGATACTCCAGTGCGGATGACTGACCATAACCAAATTACCTGGCAGGTATACAGCCCTGACGTGTACTTCGGCGAGTATCAGCCAAAGGTTGTACTTGAGAGTACCGCAGACGCCGAGATTGCAATGCTCAGCCAGGCGATGCAGACAGCCGCGCAGTTCAGTCTCCAGAACCCTCTCGTTAACCAGGAAGCATTCTTGCGTAATATGTACAAGACTCTCTTTAGTAAGTACATGACCGAGGACGACATCAATGAGATGCTTACTGTGCCTCAACCAATGATGGGCCCTGACGGTCAACCGGTTGATCCGAGCCTCGTACAAAGCGGCGCATCACTAGCTCCGGGCGCTGAAGAGTACCTACTGGGCGCAGCGGCCAGCCAAGGAGGGGGCGACTCCTTCAATAAGCGAGCCCAAACCGGCAATCAAGGCGGCGGCGGAGCCAATAGTAACGATAACAACATTAGACGGGTACGAAGCGAACACGCATCGACCCGATTGAGGTAGTAAATGGAAGAGAGTAACAAATGGGAGAAGATTGCCCATCAATGGGAACGATTCTCCAAGACAGAAGCCTATAAAGAGCTAATGAGTTACATTGATCTACAAAAGGATGTAAACTCTACACTAGCTGCCGGGCCTATTGAGATTTACAAAGACGTGCCAACCGTTGACAATAAGACAATGCAGCAACTCGAGTTTGAGCCCGAGAAGCTGGCGTATCTTTTACAGCGCAATGTAGGCCTCGATACAATCCGTCTTTACATCGAAGGCTTCAGTATCCAATAATTTCTACAACAATGTAAGATGTACAACGTAGGAAGGCTCTCGCCCCTGTGCCTTCCTACACTCCCCCAGACCAGGAGGCAAAACTGATAGACAAACTAATAGGAGTACACTAGAATGGAAGATTCCCTTACCGGAACTAACGATGCTAGCCTCGATCAAGAGCCTACTAGCGTTAACGAACCGGCGGATATCTCTAGCGATACTACCTCTCAAGCTCCAGTAGAGCAAGATGTAGTAGCTGAGCCCGCCCAAGAAAGCGAGCCAGCAGATAGCGGGCTAAGTAAATTCGCGAAGGCGCAAGGTTTTGATCTTGATAACGCTAGCGAGGATACGAAACGAGCCCTTAAAATTGCTCTGGATAATCAGCGCTCATTCCGTAGTGCAAAACAATTAGCAGACACCAGCGAGCCTACTGACGACTTGCGCGCAGAGGTTGCTAACCTGAAGTACGAGCGACAGGTTGAGCGATTCTTTGGCGAGCAAGGCCGTGACCGCAATCTCGAAGCGGTAATGTATGACATCGTAAAGGATAAAGCTGCTAAATACGGCGTAGAATATGCGAATAACCTACGACACGACCTCGACACCCTGTATGATTTAGCCGTACTTAAGTCGAGCCAGAATACTAAACAAGTAGATCCGGAGCAAATCCGCCGAGAGGAAAGGGAGTCTATCAATCAACAACTCCAGCAGGGCGCTCAAGCCCATGCTACTGATAATTCAGCGGAAAATGAGTCTCTCGAGTACTTACTAGCCAATTATGATGGCTCTCCTGAGATGGCCGCTAAAATAGACAAGCTAATGAACTAGGAGAAATATAACTCATGGCAAACCGAGTTACCCCAACAATCAGCCAGGGCGCAAAAGATGTCTCTGGCGGCGGGGCTTCCAAGGCGTTTATTCCGCAAATCTGGAGCCCAGAAGTCGAGAAGAACTACACTGATAACTATGTGGTCTTCGACTTTATTGACAAGACAAACCTTGGTGATGGCGTCCACATGGGCGATGTTGT